TGCATTAGCTTTTCTAACTGCTTTGCTGTATTGTAACGTTTAGTCATTGTTTTCTATCTTAAAATATATATTTCTAAGTTCAGTACTTGTATCTAGGAATGAAGGTAACTTCTCCCATTCTGTACCACACTTAATCATAGGAACTGTATCACAATCATTATATAATGAACCCAACTCATTTATTCCGTCATTGAATACACTAGGATGTTGTATATCAAAATCAAATGACCAACAGTTATATACTTCATCATCTTGCTGTTGGAACAAGAAACCAAACTCAGTAAACTCATCAAATCGTATTTTAGCCAGTTCAGGCATACGTGTTATTTCAGGCTGAGAACGTAGTGATATTGCCTGAAGGACGGTGTCAAAATTACATTGCGTGTTTCTTTTATGCAACCAAACTTTTACATCTTCATCTTCTACTGGACGGTGACGGTTTACTACTCCAGTTGGTGTAATATCAAACAACGTATAGCAAGTAATCTTAAAACTCATACTACTATTTAATAGAGGTAAAAAAGCCCAAGAAATTCTTGGGCCTTTATATCAAAAACTAATCAGATTAGTTTGTGAATGTAGCTGAAGCCGCTGTAGTAACAGCATAGTTTAGACCTGTAGCCGCTGTCAATGCAACGTCTAAGTCACCACCGTTTGTAAAGTCCCAAGCGCCAACTGGATAGATAGCAACTGCTAATGTATCACTGTTGTCACCAACTTCTGTGAACTCATACATCATAATCGTAGCTTTTTGCTCGATAATCTGGAAAGTCTTTTGCAAGTCTGTACCAGTTGGTGTAGTTGCACCAGTGAATGTGATTGTACCGAAAGCTAACTTAGGACCAGCTGGTTGAACAGTAGCCGCTGAAGTGATTGCATTAACACCACCATTTGTGTATGATGATGCATCATAGTTCATTACTGGTTGAAAGTCGCCATTTGTGCGTGTAAATTGTGCCATTTTAAAATTCCTTTAAGTTGTGTGAGCATATAGCTCTACTCTTATTTATGCCTGGAACAAAAAAATCCAGGATTTGGGCTTATCTTCCGGCTAGATTTTGGCGACTAAAGCCCATTCTATCTACAAATTTCAAGCCATTTGACACAAAACCCTCATGTGTCTCGGTTCCATCTTGTAAATATCCTTTGACAGGACTAACTTCTGCGGCTTTGTTAAGTTGATTAACTATAGACATTTTTAGCTTATACATCTCAGCCCAAATAGTAAAAGCACCAATAATAGCATCTTTATTTTGATTGAAATGTTCTACTATCTTAGCTTTCATTTTGTCAGTCATCGGTCTTGCTTCTACAAAATCCATGAACCCACTGGCTAAGTTGTTTAAATCTCCAGCTACAATCTTCTTATTAATATAAACAGTGAATAGTTGATTGAATGTATTACGTGCTTGTGGTGCTGTATCCATCATATTGTCCACTAGTGAACCATATTTATTGATAGCGTTCTGTACGTTTTTAACTAGCTTATTGTCTAACTTAATAGCAGGGGCAGTAGGCATAGCACTAGGTACAATAGCTACATCACTGTTGTTCTTTAACTTACCAATAGTTCCATCTAGTGTTGTGGCATGGTCTGTGTTAGGGCTGTTAGGATCAATATACTGGTGAACTGCAATTCCTGCACGTTTTCCACCCATCAATCTTCCTAAATCACTATCGGTGTTTACTTTATAAGTAATACCATTAGGATTAGCTTTAAACACATAACTACCATTTTGGTCTTTTAGTGGTTGGTGAAATAACAAATCACCCCAATAATAACCCTTAGAACCACTACTAGCTTTTTCTAACCCAGGCCATATTTCATTAATAATAGGCCATAAACTATCACGCTCTACCCCACGTGCCTTGTCATATTGTACAAACTGCTCAGGACTGAATACTTGACGACCTGTCAAGTCTTTCTTATTGAACATATGCTTATCCATAATACTGAACTTACCGTCAATATTACGTCCAAATATCAATGCAGGATACCCATCCCATTTGATAGTAACTGTTTTAGGATTCTTTGCTGTGGCTATACTAGATTGCAACGCACGACTAGCACCGGCACTTCCACCCAAAAAGATTAAATCTTCAGGGTGGTCTAAATGACCCTTATCTTCTTTAATAGATAGTTTGTCTAGTTTATTTTTAAGTAGTGCTAATGCCTCAGATAAGTTCATAGTTGTTCTTTGTCACTGTTCTTCTTCAACGACTTAACAAACTTGCCTTGGTCTCGTGCTTTTATAGCACCCAATAGCTTTCTCTCTAAGATTTGGGCTTGTTCTTCAGGATAGTGTCTATTAATCATTTCTAATAAGTTAATAGCACTGGTAATGATATTGTGGGCCCTACTCTCAATAATGTGATTGGTATCACGATTATTTCCGATTGCTTCTAATTCCTGCAACAGGCTGCGAGTTTGTTTTTGCATTTTAGTATAGTTTCCTAATAGTATTTATCTACTTTATGGATTATTTCTTTAAACTATTGAGTAAACTCTTAAGCTTAGAACCCTGGACATCTACTACAACTTTCTTGTTTTCAGGCTCTAATACTTCCCCTGTGGTCTGGTCAATAATAGGTTCTGTTGATTGTAACGTAGATTGTGGCTTTAGTTGACTCATAATCTGATTAGCACTAGGTTGAGGTCTATAACTATCTTCGCCATCCCCTCCTGAATCACTAATACGCATAGTTTCTACATTATAATCTAAATCAATCTTTTGTCCTACGCCCGTTGAACTACGTGACTTCATACATTGAATCTGATATTTGCCACGCTCACGCATACTACGACTTGTAAAGATACCAAATACATTATCTGCTGTATTAATCTTACTGATACCACCTGCAATGTGACTGTGGTCAAACTCAATCTCATCAACCGCTGTACGATTCAACTGACTTGCTGTTACCATTAAAATACCCATCTCTTTTGCAAGATTACGCAACTCCTCAGCAACATACTTGTCTTTGATAAACTGGTCGTTAGGATTAACTTTAACACTTACAGGCATCACTAGATCCAAATAGTCAATCATCACAAAGTCAATCTTAATACCTGTTTGAATCTGTACTTCTTTCAAATAAGCACGAATGTCATTTACGTTACTTTGTGCAGGTAATGCTTTAACACGATATTGTCCTGACTTCTTACCTACCATCTTAACCTTAAGTTCAGTTGATCCGATATCTCTACGAATATCTTTTGTACCCATGTTAGTTAACATCGCATCTGTACGCAAACTAGTTAGTTCTTCACTCAACTCAAGTGTAACATAAACACCACTCATCCCTGTTTGCAACCAGTTCAATGCAATGTTCATCATAACAAGTGACTTACCTGAACCCGAACCACCTGCAAAGATATTCAACTCACCTCGACTGAAACCCCCATACAAGATTTTATCAAGTTGGGGCCAGCCTGTACTTACTTGTCCACCACTGTTAAAGTATTTGTTGATACGACCTGCAGGATCTAAGAAGTAATCTGTACCCATGTCTTTCTGTAGACTGATTTGTACTGCATCTTTGATAAGTTTTTCAACTGGTTCGAACTCACCTTTCTCAAGCAAGTCAGCAGCCTTAAGAATAGCACGTTCTAGTTCTTGTCGTCTAGTAAATGCTTCAAATTCTTCAAAGAACCAATCATAATGTCCTTGTACTAGTTCAGGTATTACTTCAATGTCTTGTCCAGTCAATGCCTTAATCTGTGTACTATCAGGTAATACGCTATACTTTGTTGTATGTTCTTTGAATAACTCTGCCACTGGACGCAGACTTTTATCAAAGTTCTCTGCGTTCATAATATTCATAACTCTGGTATAAAGTTCCGCATTGGTAATCATCATCTGCAAAAACAACTTTTGCATCTCTACGGTATATTCTTTATTGTTAGATTGTTTTCTCAATTTTCTTCCTCTGTATTTCTATTTTTATTTTACTCATTGTAGCATTTTGCAAGATACTTAATAGAGTTGCTAACTTACCATATCTTACAACAGCATCATTAACATCCTTAATACCCGGTTCCCAATTAGGTAAACTAACACTATAGCCTAACTCCAAAGCTCTATCACATATTTTTAATCCTGTCTTGTCTCTATCCGGTACAACAATGATTTGTTTATTCAATGTAGCAAGTAGTTGTGCTTGCTCATTGCTTATATCATCGTGCATAATAGCGACACCATCAATGCTTAATGCATCAAAGATACCTTCTGTTAAGATACATACCTGCCATTCAGGCTTCTGTATATCAATATTGAACACGTATCCAGGTTGTTGTTCGTTAATATACTTTGGTATTTTGTTGTCTAAGAATCGACTGGTGTGACCAACGATTTTATTCTTATATGTGTAGGGAATGATTATTCTATTTGCGTAACGACCTTTTGCAGTAGGTGTTATCAAGAACGGATACTCATTATAATTTATCCCCCTTGATTGCAGATAATCAATGTATACTTTGTGTAATATATTATTTTCATCAATCATCTCACCTTCAGGTAACTCATGATCCTTAAACTTGATTTTTATTTTTTGTTTTTTCTGTACAACAATATCTAATAAATCTTTTTGTTGTAGGCTTTCTAAACTCCACTTGCCTATTTGTGTGTCATCGATACCACACCACATCAATAGTTGTTTTGTTTTGTAACTGATACTGCGACCCAATACAAAGTTACATTTGTATCCACAGTTAAAACAATGCATCGACCAGTTAGTTTGTCCGTCAAACTTTATACCGCCACGCATTCTGCGATCGGGTTTGTGTCCAAGATGGCTACAACAAACAGCGTTAAAGCTATGCCAGCCACTGCTTGTTGTTTTCTTCTTGCCGGGAATAATGGATAAAATATCAAACATTAGTAGTAGTATAACATATACTAACAAAGATATCAACAACTATGGTTGTTTATCTTGCCAATATGTTAGTTACGATACCAGCGTTGCTTTCAAACTGCATTCTGATATATGGGTGATAACCTTCAACTACATATCCTTTTGTTTCGGTTAGTTCTTCATATGTATCTTCAAAGATAGGATACCAATCACCATCAACAATAGTAGAACCTTCAATAACAATATTTCCATAATAATCACTATATTGGGCTTGTAATGTCAATATAGGATTGTCATTGGTTGTAATAACACTGGTATAATATATTAGATTACTATCGCTATTTCCGTTAGGATTAGTGTTCGGGAACACCTGGCCTGTAGGAATAGTAACAGGTTCGGAAGGAACAAAGCTAGGTAATATACTGTTAACAATATTCATATCACCTCGTGCACCTGCATTTTGGTCTACAAATACAGGATAATCAAACTCTCCGACCGGTATCTCTAATGAATAATAGCATTTTTGCGGGTCGATATTTTCAATATCAGCAGGACCTACAATCAATGCGGCAATACCTGTTGCAGGTAACTGCAAAGTCAATGCTTTTTGTAATAATACTTCACCACCTGTATAGTTGATAAGTCTGCAAGTAATAGATTTGCCCGTGATATCAACTGGTTTTTGTTCCTGATTTAAGAACTGAAACTGTATTTGATTGTCTACACCCTTGTGTAGGGTCAATGGCTTGGCGTACTGAGGCATATAACTCCTTGGTGAATATCCTGATAATAATACAACGATCTGGCGTTGTGTGTAAATGAAAACTTGGGTTGAATACACAAATGTAATCTCCTATTGTGTATTTATATATTATTTTATTAATGGTTTTGTTTGCCCGATAAATATATCCGAGACTATAATTTTTAATGATACAAAACGAGTTTTTTAAACGCCTAACTGAAAATCACCCTTTCATAACCATTTGTTCCTACGCAAATCAGGATTATGTGGGTATTGTCCAAAACAGGGACGATATAGTCACCACTATATATGACTATGGTTCTATCATAGATAACAATATCAAAGAAAAGTTCTTGGAACTAGGAGATATTTGGTGGTGGGAAAGTAACAGACTAATACCCATCAATCTATTCTTAAAAGACGAATGGGGTATATTTAAGCCCTATTTGAGAACATTCAATAACAAAAGTCTCACAATACTACATGGTCCTGTATGTAGCATACTTGAACTAAACAAACGTAGAAGTAAACGCCGTAGTATTACTCTAGTAAAACGCTTACCCTAATAGATTCATATGAACTACAACTAAGTTAGCATAAGCAATGGCATGTGCTTTCTTAAACACATACCCATCAGTTCCCTTATCCCATACTGTTTTATTAACATCAACCCATCGTTCCCCAATCAAATGCTTCTTACCGGGACGAATAACAGCTAGAAACATAGCTAGTCTAGGAATACTATCTACTGGTTCTGGCATCTTCTGTAGATTATAATACTGATTATTCAAGTGAATCAGCTTCTCTACAAACACTGGGTCTTTTAACTTACTCCAATCAGGTTCACGCATCAACTCAATCAAATGCATCTCATCACGCACTTGGCTGTAAACGTGAACATTCAATAAGTCTAGCTTGAAATATCCACGCTTCTCTGCAACTGTATAATCAATACTTGCCATACTATTGACTGGATCATATGGAATATCTGTAACATATACACCCGTAGCATGTTTACGCATTGGCTTAACATTACGCATTGCCGCTGCCGTATGCGGTATCAACTTTAGTAAGTCGTCCCTTGATCCAAAATCTATATCTATATCGCTATCTATCTTCATTATCTATTTCCTTGACTTACAGTTATCACCATGCCATCTGATAAAATTTCCTTTACCCGCTATTGCCTTTGAACAATGTTCGCATACAATATCTATTTCTTTTACACCTTTATTACCCGGTGGCTTCCCTAATCTCGCATTACGCACAGCCTCTTTAATATAATCAGGTCTAGGTATTCCTCTATTCCATGGCTCCTTGCCTGTATTGGCATTACTGACCGCATCTTTAACCTCTTGTGTTCTAGGAATTCCCTTGTTCCATGGCACTCTACCTTTGTTATTCTTAGATGAAGTTATACCCACTAGTTTCCTCGCTTGTTCATAAAATCTACTGGTTGGTTTATATCGTTGATTGTCTTTGCTTTTTACCAAAATCATGTTAAAGGCATAATACATTTTATATTTTTCGTCACCGTCAAACATCTTAGTAAGCAATAAATGTGCTATAAAATGTTCTCTAGGTGTGAGTGATACTAAGTTATCTTTTAGATTAGTG